CCCTGCTCGATCCGGTCGATCCGATAAACGCTCGATCCCTCCAGTTGATCGCCATCCAGAGAGACGAGATCGCCAGCGCCCAGTTGCAACTTTGAAGGCGGCAGGGCAAACCGCACGACATCGCGCGCAATCCGCGCTTCCGTCAACCACCGTTCGGCAACCTGCCTGCCCTCCACACGTGTCAGTGCGATTGGGATCTCGGAGGTAGAGACCGAGTGCGTCTGCTCATCGACAAGAACGGCTTCTTCGGCCAAGACATCGAATGACGCATCAGCTTGCATGAAGCGGAGACGCACTCGGCCCGCCATAGCTGCCTCTGCCTCTCTCGTCTGCTCGATGCTGCCATCCAATTCGTCGCTCAACGCCAGCGTCTCCGCACTGAGTTGAACTGGCTTGCGGCCACTTCGCATCTGGAAAACAAGCAAGCCATCCCGCTCAACAGCATCAAATGCATAGCGCAACATGAGCGGTTGCAATAGCGCACGTGCATCGGCCACCTCGCTCATGACATAGCCGCGCACGTTGCCATACAATCGCGAAGTGTCAAACGCCGTCAGCCCTGCTTTCCGGCAAATTTCACTCACGACGGAAGCCAGGGACCGCGAAGATGTGCGACCGTTGATCCAGTGACCGCGCGCGTAATTTTCAGCGTCGCTCCATAAAGCCAGATTATTGGGAAAATACGGGTACGGTCTCGCATCCCAAGCCCAGACAAACGCGCGATTCATATCCACCATCGGCGCTCCATAGACGGTGGAGACCGGATTGTTTTTCGGGTCGGTCCAGTAGGAAAACATGGCGCGCAGATATTGTGTCTGTATCAGGTCATCACGTGCGCCCGTCGAGTATCGCGGCAGGCTGCTCTCAGACGATTTTGAGTCGACGAACTTATTTGGCTCATTGGTCCCCTTGTCTACCGCAGCGCACCCCAACTCAGTAAACCAAAAGGGCTTTGATCCTGGTGTCCACGCCGTTGGTGTCTCTAGGCGCAAGCCCCCGATGCGATCATAGTGTTCGTTTTCCCACCATCCGCGGAGATCCTTGTAGCGGAAAACCCACGGCTCCACGTAAGCAGAGTCCCCGATGGGAGTGCGGATTTGCTCATCGCGCGCATCCCCGGTCTCATAGTACCAGTCGTAACCTTCGCCGCCACCGATATTGCCGCGCAGATAATCAAGATCGTAAATCGTGCCACTAGCCGAGTCGAGGTGATCGTCCCCGTCGCGCCAATCTGAAATGGGCATGTAGTTGTCGATGCCAATGAAATCGATCTTATCGTCAGCCCACAGTGCATCAAGATGAAAAAACCGATCGTTCGAGCCATCTTGCGGCTGATACCCAAAATACTCGCTCCAGTCCGCTGCATAGCTGATTTTGGTGTCCGACCCCAACACCGCTCGCACCTCTGCAGCCAGCGCGCGAAACCTGTCAACCGCCACAAATCGATTCATGTTTGCACGGATCTGCGTCAAGCCGCGCATTTCGGATCCAATGCAGAAAGCCTCCACCCCACCTGCTGCCTTGCAAAGTGCGGCATAGTGCAGGACAAACCGCGAAAGCGTCCACTCCTGCGGTCCGGAATAACTTACCGCTCCGCTTGAAACTGTGAAATCGCTGGCGGTCACAGTGCCAAAAAAGGCACCAACTTCTGCCTCTGCACCGTCGGTTTTATCCGGCGATCCTTCTAGCCCCGGGGCAATGGAGAGCGTGATCCGCCCGCGCCACGGCAGTCTCGGCTGAAAAGACACGGGATCGTAGGGGTTCGGCAGCGTGTTGTCGCTCAACTGATCCATCAAAATGAATGGATAAAACATCACCGCTTTGCCTTTGGCTTTCATCGCCTGGATAGCCTCTATCACAGAGGCATCAGTAGGGGTTCCGCCATAGACGGGGCGTCCCTCGTCGAGCGCCATCGGTTCCGCAGCGGCACGTTTCAGCCCGGCAACTGACCAAGGCATGTTCTGGCCTTCGTATTGTTTTTTCTCAACCTTCGGGCGAATCGAGCAAGTGCCGCAGCGAAGATCATCACCGAACCACGACACCACCAGAGACGCGGCCTGACAATTGGGAAGCTCTTCATCCAATGTGTCCAAAGACAATGAAAAATCGGTCTTTTCTGTCGGGGAGTTGACGTTTGCGCTCCATCGGCTTCCCCGCCCGTCAGAATAGTAGACCGGCCTCGTCGCCAGAGAATACTCTCCGGTCCCTGGGATGATCGCGACAGAGCGGATCCCATATGTTGGCGAAATTTCTGCTTCGTTTTCCTCCGCCTGTTCCGGGCGCGAGACTTCAAACGAGAATTGCGGAACCCGGTTTCCATACCGTTCCAGGTTCAGATTTTCAAAGACCACATAGGCGGTGCCGCGATATGCGGGAACCCTGCCAGCACCTTCTATCGCCTCCATAGTCGGGTCCGGAAGCTGGTCCTCCCGCCCTTTGTAGATGCGCAGGTTCAGATCATCGGGAGCGATCTCTTCTCCATCCGCCCAGATCCGTCCGATCCGGGTGATTTCACCTTCACAAATTGCCACTGCAAGGTTCACGGAATAAGTGTAGCTCTTGGTTTTCGGCTGACTTGGAGCACCCTTGCCGCCTCCACCGCCCGAAACAGCGACTTCCTCAGAAAAATCGGATGCCCATATCACTTGGCCACCTAGCCGCATACGCCCATAAACCTGAGCAACCGGATCGCCTTCGCCCGCACCGGACAGACGAAAGCGATCGACCCTTCCGGTTTCAATTGCATCCGAGCCGGAGCCGAGGATGTTCTGGTCGATGACCTTCCCGATCGTCGCACCAACTGCGCGCCCGATCACAGCCGTTGAGAGCCCCGCAACTGTTCCACCGATAGAACCGCCGACTGCGGCACCAACCGCAGATAATATTATTGTTGCCATCAGCTCATCTCCTCGGGGAATCGAAAACGCGCCACAACACGCCTGCGCCAGGGCAAACTGAACGGGCTCTCCAGCACGCCGTGCTTCGAATAGGCATGGATGAACCGCGCATCTGGTCCAACAATCGACGTAATACCCAGGTGTTTCGCCACCGCGTCGCTGCGCATTCGAAACAGAACCACATCACCTGGGGCTTCTTCTTCTACTGGTTTGGACTTGAGATGACGGAGCGCGGCAGCCCAGAGACGTTCTTCTCCCTGAGTTTCGGACCAGTCGAGAGAATAAGCAGGTACCGGCTCTGGCTCAGAGCCAAAAATCGCACGCCAGACACCACGCAAGAGGCCAAGACAATCCGTTCCGGCGCCGCGTACCGAGCACTGGTGAACGTAAGGTGTTCCAATCCAGAGGCGCGCTTCCGATACGACAAGATTTTGAAGATTGCTCATCGCAAGCTCCCTCCGCTGTTTGCTCCAGTCGATTTCGGTGTTGCAAGCAACCAGTCATCGCCCGGCAAATCCGGAAAGCCGCGAAAGTTTTCGAGGTTTTGAAACTTGACACGGCAGGTTTCGCTGCGCTTGTCGCAGCCAGCTATCAGCCGGACAGCTGTGCCACTCTCCACGATGGCGCGGATCGGATCCCACAGCTCGATTGTGCGCCAGCCTCCGGATTGTCGGTCATGCTTGACCATTCCCCAAAGGCCACGCGCTGGACCATCGAGGACTTCAAGACGCCCGCGCGAGAACCAGCCTTCCTCGAATCCACTCAAGCCGTCCCATCGGAATACCCGGGATTGCTGTACCGTCTCGATTGCAATGTCGATAGAAAACCCGGGGGACAGCGTGTCAAAGCGACAAGCCGCATCCCCCAAAACCGCGGTACATGGTTTCTGAAAAACGCGTCCGAGCGGACGGTTCAACAATTCTGTCAAACCGCGCAATTCAGCCTGAAATCCACCATTGGCCCGTCGCAACTCTCCGATTGTGCCACGGAACTGAAGCCACCTTTGGCTGACATCGTTCCAGTTCACCAGCCATGCCCGCACCTCCGCGTCATCAAAGCGACCTTGTTCGATTTCATCTTCCCGGATAGAAAAATCGCTCAGCGCGCCGACAGCCTCGGTGTTGTCCACGGATAACCCGGTGCTTTGAGCTAGTGACAACGCGCTCAATCCAGTATCGGCCCGAAACAGGATATTGTCGAAGCTCAGGTCACGATCGTGATCTGTAAACCCGAGTGTCAAACCATCTTTTCTCAAAATTGCCCAGGCATGAGCGATGGTGGTCAAGCCGGTTTCGAGGTGGGCTTGCAATCCTGCGTCCATACCAGCCATCAGACGCGCACCTCGATAATCGGCACCGTCGGAATCTCTCCCGCCTGGAAACTGGCGATGCTGGTCTGAATGCGATCTGTGTCAAAGCGGACGGGAACGTCAAATTCGAACCCTGCAGTGATTTCCAAATCTGGATCAGGTGCCGCGACGAAGGTCACAACGCCCGAGGCCAGGTCGACAGCGTAGTCAACGCCCTCCTGCACCCCGATATTGCCCACCGCGACCTGAACCTTGCCTGCGACGGGTTTGGTGATCGGACGGGAATAACTGTGTTCGCCTGAGCGATAGGTCTTGACCATCTGGAAATCGGTCCGCAGGCCGTCCCCCAAGCCAAGGGTTTGATCAAAAGCGGAAATTTCTACGGACGGTTTGCAGGATCTGAAATCAGACCAGTCCTTCCAGCGAAAGGCATAAAGCTGCCCATAACGCGCTTCGAAGAAGGCGATCATGGTCTCCACATCGTCCAATGATCGCATCCCGAGCCCAGCGTCATAGCGACGGCGCGAATGTGCCCAGGGCGAGTTCCGTTCTTCATAGCCGTTGCTGAGCGCGACCACATCTGTGCGCCGCTCCGGACCACCGACCGACCCGAAGCTCAGTCCGACGGGAAACCTGACATCATGGAATTGCATTTCTTCATCCCCCTCCAGTTATCTGTTCCGTTGTCCGCGCCCGAGTGCACGTGTCATCTGGGCTGCAATCTGTCGTTGCGATCGCTGAAAGCTCTGCACATCCGGCGTCGTCACGTTCATGATGATGGTCTGACCGCCACCGGCTGCGCCCTTTACACCGAGCTTGCCGTCCGGGCCCCGCGCCAATGGCATTATTGCTTCGGGCCCAGCTTCGCCCATGAGTCCCATACCGCCTCGCATGCCGAAAGCGGTTGTGCCGCTGACGATACCGCCGGAGGCAAACGGCATGACCCGTCCCTGACTGAACGGAGCGCCATCTGCGAAAGGCAGGATGTTTTCCACAAGACCGCCGACGCCTCGTGCAAGCACGCCGCCGAAATGGTTCGCGACCGGTCGGATGGCCGCGCTGTAAGTGGTATTCATTATGCTTTCGGCAACCGTTTGCAGGGCATCAGACAGCTTCAGACCATCAAAGACGACACCATCGAAAGCGCGTCTCAGGCCACGGCTCAAGCCACGTTCCAACACGGCGATATCTTTTCCTGTTGCCTCCAGGGATGTCTTCATGCGGCGCAACTCGCTATCGAAACCGGTCACGAGCGTGCTGGTCTGTCCCAAGGTATCGTTCAGCCCTTCTGCACCAGACTGAAGTTCCTCAAAACTGGTCTCATCGGTCATTGTTCACATCCTTCATGTCTCGTCAGGGTAGGCCTGCATCAGAGCCTCCAACCCCGAACTCAGGAGCGGCCCGGTCTGCCGAAAATCTCCCAGCATCAGCCGCAACTCCGCCGGCGTCAGCGCCCAGAACTCATCCGGGGTAAGTCCAAGCCTCTGGATGCCCGCGCGCATGAGCGAAGGCCAATCCAGGCTACTCATTTTCCGGAACCACGAAGGCACGTGCGAGCAGCTCTGCCGCAGCTTTCGCAGCCGCCAT